ATCCTGATCGGGAAGGTTTACTCAAAACTCCTGATCGGGTTATCAGATCCTGGGATGAATTGTTCAGCGGATACTTCGAAAAGCCTGAGGATCTGATGACCACCTTTAGTTCTGATGGATATGATCAAGTAGTAATCTGCAAGAATATTGAACTCTATTCTATGTGTGAGCATCACATGTTACCATTCTTTGGTTTCGCGCATGTTGCCTATCTTCCCGATAAGAAGGTTATAGGCCTCTCGAAACTGGCTCGTTTACTCGATGTTTATGCCCGCAGACTTCAGATTCAGGAACGGATAGGTGAGCAGGTTACGGGGGCTTTGATGAAATATCTTCAGCCAAAAGGGGCAGCTTGTATCATTGAAGCTACTCATATGTGTATGCGAATGAGAGGAGTTAATAAACAACAATCAGTAATGAGTACATCAAGTCTGAAAGGAGTCTTTCTTGAGGAAGCTTCAGCCAGGCAGGAACTCTTACAATTAATAAAAGGCTAAAGATGAAAAAACTAATCAAGTTGAATCATACGGCTGAGTATCAGGAAATGGCCAGGAAGGCTTTAGAAGAACTTCCTGATATTTTCACCCCTCGTGAATTTGATGAACACTTTTGGAAATACCATAAGAAGATATACACTGGAACTAAAAGGGATCATACCACTCCTACTGATGTTCTACGATCATTACGATTCTTAAGTGTTTTATCTAAAGAGAAGGGAAGTGTAAAATATACGAAAACTCATTTATTTGAAGCAGGAGACTTCATCAAATCTACTTGGTGTGATGTTTTTAATATTCACAATGGTAGAATATGTTTAACTGCCAAAGCTAAAAGGGCTCGAAAACAAGCAGCTGAAAGTTATGAGGAAGCTAAGCGAATTCTTATGAAATTTGATTTGCAAATAGCCAATCTTAAACAAGAGCGTGATGAATTTGAAAGGAGATATGTCTTATGATAATATATCACGCAGGATATCATTGGAATCCTAAAGCTGATCTACATCTACGTAATAAAAAAGCAAAGAGACTTTTCTCCTTCTTTTGGATTCAAAGAGATCCGAGGTGTGAACTTAACTTTAATTTATACGTAGGTAAAATAAAAGAAGATGAAATTATTCCTAGCAGGAAATACTCCAGGAAGGTGGAAAGAGGAGTTAGTTCTATTAGATAAAAAATTATCTAACCGTCGGTTGGCATCATTTGCCCAACTCGAAATACAAAGAATGGATATTGTAGTTGAACTTTGGAAAAGAATTATGTCAGAAAATAAAAACAAAAAAGTAGAACTCTTCCTTGACTCAGGAGCCTATTCAGCTTTGACTCAGGGAAAAGTTATTGATCTTGATGAATACATAAAATTCATTGAAGACAATCACGATGCTATTGCCGTGTATGCAAACTTAGATGTTATAGGTGATGCAGAAGGAACTTGGAAGAATCAGAAACTTATGGAAAAAAGAGGATTACATCCTCTACCAGTTTTCCATGCCGGTGAAGATTTGGAATACTTCTATCGTTACTTAGGGAAGTATGAATATATTTGCCTCGGAGGATTAGTGGGAGGTAGTAATCAGCAATTAACTTTCTGGTTAGATTCATTATTTGAGATCATTTGTGATACTCCTGATCATCTTCCTAAATGTAAGATTCATGGATTCGGTTTGACCGCCCTTGATCTTATGTTAAGATATCCATGGTACTCAGTTGACTCAACATCTTGGGTTCTTACTGGAAGGCATGGAGCCGTATTAGTTCCCAGATTCAGAGGAGGGAAATGGAAGTATGATGATCAATGCTACAAAGTGAATGTATCAAATCAGAATCCTACGAAGATTGAGGAAGGTAAGCATATTTCTACTTACTCCATTATGGAAAGGAATATCATTTTAAAGTATCTCGACGAGAAAAAATACAAGTTAGGTGAGTCTGAATTCAAGAATGTTCCTGAAACTTACAAGTTGATGGAGAATGAAAGATGGAATGATAAAAAAGCAGATATCACTGATGGTATTCGTCAGGTAGAGATTATACTTGAACCTGGGATATCGAATAAATACCAGCTCAGGGATGAAATGAATATTATGTATTTCCTTGATCTTGAAAGTAGCTTACCTGAGTGGCCTTGGTCTTTTGAATCTCAAACTAAGGTTGAACGCTTATTCTAAGTATATGAAAATATTTATTGAACATGATAATACAGGAGGATTCTCTTTGGAAAGAGGAGCCCTTATTGGAACTCACAAACATCTTGAAAGGACCACCGCTAAACTCAGATCGTTAGGAGTTCCTCATATAAAATTGAAGTACTACTATGATAAGAAAAATGCAATCAAGGAAGGTGAAATAAAAAGAGAAGCATGAAAATATACTTAGCTACCTGGCTTTCAGATAGAAGTCTCGGAAAAAGTCTTACTAAGAGACGAGCAGCAAGACGATTGCTCAGTTTTTTCTTTATAAGATATCAGGAGATTAGTGATGAACTATTCAACCAGTATGTTGATGTAGGGCAATGTGATCCAAGAAAAGGTAAAGATAAATGAAGATATTCCTTGCTGCTGGATTTACAGTAACCAATGTTCCTGGTAAAGAAAGGGAATTGAGTTACAAATTTAAGACCTGGAGGAGACTATTCAGTTTCTTTTGGATGGATGCTATTATTAAATCAGAAATTTTAGATATAGTTAAAGAACATGAAAATAATCAAATCAGACTTGTTAGGGGCTTTAGAGACGGTAAAACCAGGCCTCGCCAATCGGGAAATCATTGAACAAGTTACTTCATTCGCTTTTATAAATGGAATGGTGGTAACTTATAATGATCGTATAAGTATAGCCCATCCTGTCCCAGGACTTGAGTTAGAAGGAGCAGTGGTAGCTGATAATCTTTACAAATTCCTCAGTAAGATCAAAGATGAGGAAGTTGAACTAACTGTTGAAAAGAATGAGATCATAATTGTATCGGGAAGATCAAAGGCTGGTCTTACTTTACAATCAGAGATCAAGTTACCACTGAAACAGGAGTTGGAACAGAAAGCTAAATGGAAAGACCTTCCAGAAAACTTTTCAGAAGGAATGAAGTTCGTAATGAGTGCCTGTTCAAAGGATATGAGTATGCCTATCTATACGGCAGTTCATGTGAATAAAGAGGGATATGTTGAAGGAACTGACCGATATCGGATAGCTCACTTTGAACTTTCAAGTGAAATGCCAGTAGAGACTTTCTTACTTCCTGCCACGTCAGCCGTTGAAGTGGTAAAACTTCAACCAACTAAAATTGCTGAAGGTGGTGGCTGGATGCATTTTCAAACAGAAGAAGGAACTATCATATCTTGTAGAATATACGCTGAAGAGTTTCCAAGTTCAAAGGCTTTCCTCAAAATGGAAGGAGCTAAGTTAATTCTTCCAAAGACTGTTGAGGAAGTTCTGGATAGGGCTATGATCTTTGCAAAAAGGGATCATCTCCTGGATGAATCAGTTGATATAACGGTATCTAATAATCGACTAAAGGTATCAGCCAAAGCCGAGGCGGGATGGTTCAAAGAGGAAACAAATATGAGGTATGAAGGGGATCCTATCATGTTCTCTATTGCTCCATATCTTCTGAAAGGAATCCTAAGTAAGACTCAGGGATGTGAAATAACAAGTAATAAATTAAAGTTTGAAGGCGAGGGCTGGAAATATATAACAACATTAAGAAATGGATAATGGAAGGATTCTTCTCTAAGAAAGAAGGGACTTCCAATCTACGACCTGATGGCAAAACCTATTCTTGCGCCTCATGTGAACTTTATAAAGATTGTAAGTCCCCTAAGATGGAACCGTTCGGAAACTTCAAAAAGAAGATAATGAACATTGGTGAAGCTCCTGGTGAGGTAGAGGATGAAAGAGGAAAACCTTTCCAAGGGAAGACAGGTAAACTACTTGAATTAACTTACAGGGGTTTAGGAATTGATCTGTTTGAAGATTGTATAAATCTCAATGCTGCCAATTGTCGACCAACTGATGAGGATGGAAACAATCGACCACCTACTAACTTTGAAATTGAATGCTGCCGCCCGATAGTTCAGAGGGCAATATCTGAATATAAACCAAAGGTTATTGTATTACTCGGGAACTCGGCTGTATTTTCATTGATCGGGCATAGATGGAAGAAAGACCTAGGAGGTATAATGAAGTGGAGGGGATGGGCGATTCCTGACCAGGATTTTAATGCCTGGGTTTGTCCTACCTTTCATCCCAGCTTTGTAGAACGATCAGATGGTAAAGTAGAGAGGGTTATTTGGATTGATGATCTGAAACAAGCCTTTGAGAAAGCAAAAGAGCCATTCCCAAAATACATAGAACCAAAAATTGAAGTTATTGAGAATTTGGATCCCCTAACTTATATTAATGATCATACCTTTGTAACTATTGATTATGAAACTACTGGATTGAAACCTCATGCTGAAGGGCACCGAATCATTTGTGCTTCAGTAGCTGATTCAAAAGATCATGCTTATGTATTTATGATGCCCGAAACTAAAAAGGATAGAGAACCATTCCTTGATCTCTTGAAGAATCCTAAAATCTACAAAGTGGCACAAAACATGAAGTTTGAAGAAGCTTGGAGTAGAGTTAGATTAAGACAACCAGTTATAGGTTGGGCTTGGGATACTATGTTGGCAACTCATGTACTTGATAATCGACCAGGCATTACTGGATTGAAATTCCAGACGTATGTTAATTTTGGGATTGTAGACTATGCGAGTGAAATTGATTACTTTATGAAGGCAAAGGATGATAGTAGTGCCAATAACATAAATCGAATCATGGAGGTATTTCAACGACAAGGAGGCAAAAATATGTTGCTTCAGTATTGTGGTTTAGATGCCATATATGAGTATAGATTATATGAAAAACAATCAGAAAACCTATTACCTTTTTAATGTTTTTATTATGAAACAAATAAATTGCAAAGCTCTAATTAAAGAAGTGGGAACTAATAGAACTTGGACAGAGAATTTCTCCGCTATGGTTCAGGATAATATTGATGAAATTGATTATTGTAAAGCCATAGTTGAAAGATTTAATAATAGTTTAAAAGATTATGAAAATCCAAGAGAAGTCCTCCACGTAAGAAATAGTTCTACGAAGGGGACTTTTTTACATAATTGGAAAAAGAAAAGCCTGATTACTGAAAAAGGAGGATACGATAGATATGAATGTAGTATTTGTCATGCTACTGGGAAACGATATGGATTAAGTCAATATGTAACCGCCGATAAGAAATTCACAGTTTTTTGTAAGATAAAATGAAATTAAATCCAAGAACATACGAAGCCTATAAATTACTTCATGATGGTATTTTAGCTATTGGTCGAGCTGAACAAGCTGGGATAAGAGTTGATATGGAATATGTTGAAGCCAAGAAGATAGGATTAACCAGAAAAATTGACCGATTAGAAATAGAGTTTAAAGAAACTAACTTCTTCAAACATTGGCAACATACTTCAAGAGGTAAAGTGAATATCCATTCAAATGATCAACTAGCTCATTATCTATATGAAGTTAAGAAGATTAAAGTAGCAAGTGAAACTGACTCAGGGCAGGGATCAACTAATGAGGAGGCTTTGTTAGCTTTAAACATACCTGAGCTCAATCTCTTACTTGAAGTAAGGAAACTTAAAAAGATCAGAGATACTTACTTAGATGCTTTTGCCAGAGAACAAGTAGGAGGATATATACATCCCTTTTTTAACCTTCACATAGTCCGTACATTTAGGAGTTCTTCTGATAGTCCTAACTTTCAGAATATTCCAAAGAGGGATGAAGTAGCAATGCAAATAGTACGTAAAGCCTTATTCCCTCGTCCTGGTCATCAGTTGATTGAAGTTGACTATTCTGGTATTGAAGTTAGAGTTGCCGCTTGTTATCATAAAGATACTACAATGTTGAAATATCTACGTGAAGATTTAGATATGCATGGAGATATGGCAGCTCAAATATTTTTACTTGATAAATATGATAAATCAAAACATTACACATTGCGTCAAGCTGCAAAGAACGGATTTGTTTTCCCTGAATTCTATGGGGACTACTATGGCAACTGTGCTCCTATTATGGCTTGTAAGTGGGGAGGATTGCCAAATGGTAAATGGAGCAGAGGTCAAGGGATCGCCATTGATACTGAAAATTATACCTTGGGTGATCATCTTATAAGTAAAGGAATTAATTCATTGAGTCAGTTTGAGAATCATATTAAAAAGATTGAAGCTGACTTCTGGGGAAGAAGGTTTGTTGAGTATGCTACTTGGAAAGATATGTGGTATAGATTATATCAGAAGTATGGATACATTGATCTATTGACTGGCTTTAGATGTTCTGGGATAATGGGTAAGAATGACTGTATTAACTATCCAGTTCAAGGGGCAGCTTTCCATTGTTTACTCTGGTCATTCATTCAAGTTGACAAAGCTCTATATGCTGGGAGATTTGATTCTCGATTGATAGGTCAGATTCATGACTCTATGATACTTGATGTTCTACCAAGTGAACTTGAAGAAGTGAAGAAAGTTGTAAGAAAGATCACTACTGAAGATTTACCAAATGCTTGGAAGTGGTTGATCATACCAATGGATGTAGATATAGAGGCTTGTCCAGTTGATGCTTCTTGGGCTGAAAAAAGCAAAATCAATTAAATTCTTAATCGTATAATATATAAAATCAAATTATGAGTCTATACCTTAAATATCGTCCTTATGACCTCAGTCAGGTTAAAGGGAACAGAGATACTATTTCATCTCTGGAGGGATTACTTGCTGAGGACAAAATAGATAAATGTCCTCATACTTTCTTACTTCACGGTCAGACGGGTTGTGGGAAAACAACTGTAGGCAGAATCATTGCCAATATGTTAGGATGCGTTGGAGAAGATTTTGTTGAGATTAACTCTGCTTCATTCAGGGGAATAGATACTGTTCGGGAGATCATTAACAATAGCCAATTCATGCCTATTGAAGGTAAATGTAGAGTTTGGCTGATTGATGAATGTCATAAATTAACTAACGATGCACAGAATGCTTTGTTAAAGATTCTGGAGGATACTCCGAGTCATGTGTATTTTATTCTATGTACCACTGAACCACAGAAATTGATAGCTACTATCAAAGGTAGATGTGTACAATTTCAATTGCTTCCTCTGAATGAAACCGAACTGAAACAACTACTCAAAAGAGTAGCTCATAAGGAAGGTGAGGAATTAGAAGATAATGTACTTGACCAGATAGTAGGAAGTAGTAAAGGTTTTCCAAGAAATGCCTTACAGGTTCTTGAAATGGTATTAGCGGCTACTCCAGAGAATAGAATGGAAGCTGCTAAAAAGGCTGAAGCAGAAGTGATTCAATCCATTGAGTTATGTAGAGCTTTGGCAAAGAAAGCTCCTTGGTCAGCCATAGCTAAAATACTTGAAGGTCTGAAAGATCAGGAACCTGAAGGTATACGTAGAGCGGTCCTTGGTTATTGCCAGGCAGTTCTATTGAAGGGAACTGATCAACCTTTGTTCGGATTGATAATGGAAGAGTTCCTACCTACTACTTATGATAATGGATTTACTCAGATCACTTACGCTTGTTATTCAATATGTAAAGCCTAATATATGGAAAATGAAAATTATAAGTATATAAAGAGAAACAATCCAGTTATCTCATTGATTGACTTAAGAATGGAGTATATTTGTAATACAGGAAGTCAAATTCCTTTAAATCACGATTTTTGTGATGATGTATCTTATATCCTATGGTTGGAGGATGAAATAATAAAGTTAAAAAATTTGAAACGAAAATTAATACCTTTTGAAAATGAACTACGAAGATGATATTAAAATTGACGAATCTGCCCTTGACATGGAGTGGCTGGATCAACCTTCATTAATGATGAAATATGCTCGTCATGCAGCTGAATGTCGTATGGAATTAGACAAAGCAAAAGAAGAGTTAGAGTTAACAAAAGCTGAACTGGATAAAGAAATAAGATCCAAGTCAGAAAAGTTTGGAATTGAGAAGATCACTGACAAGGTGGTTGAGAATACTATTCCCATGCAACCACAATATAAATTAGCCAGCAAAAACTATATTAATGCCAGATTTGAATCAGACGTAGCTTATGGAGCCGTAAAAGCAATGGAAACCAGAAAAGAGGCTTTAGAGAATTTAGGTAGATTATTAGGACTTCAATATTTTGCTGGTCCACGAATGCCTCATGATCTCCAGGAAGAACGATCAGCTAAACAAAAAAGTGTTAATCAAGTAATAGTAAGTAAATTTAAAAGGGGAAGATGAAAGAAGTAATAATTTACATATCCGCTGGATTAGCCATATCCGGATTAGTCTACCTTTTCAGTAGATTACAAATGAAAGCATGGCTGGACGAATTTAATCATCATTTTAAAAACTTTAATCCAAAATTGTATGAAAGAAAAGAAGAGTAGTTTCCGAGACAAAGTAGTAGGAAACGTTCACAAACAAAAAGAATCTCGTAAGGGAGTTGGATATTTGAATATACCGCAAGGTTTCAGTCTGATGACTCTTGAGGATGGTCTTAAAACGTTAAGACTGGATATCATACCTTACGTAGTATCAGATCCCCATCATCTCGATCGTGATGATGAAAGAGACATTGCAACTGTAGGTAGTGAATGGTATCGTAAGGCATTCAAGGTTCATAATGAATTAGGAGCTACAGGAAATGAATCAGTAATATGTCCTACCACTTTTGGAAAGAAATGCCCAATATGTGAGTATAGAGTGAAGAGGATCAAAGAAGGAGCTTCAAAGGATGAGTACAAATTACTATATCCAAAAGAAAGAAGTTTGTATAATGTCATTCCCATTGGAAGTGAAAAGCTTGATGAGAAACTCTATATTTGGAATATGTCAGATTATCTATTCCAAAGTGCTCTTAATGATGAGTTACTTGATAATCCTGAGAATGGTATCTTCCCTGATCTTAATGAAGGTAAGACTCTTGTACTCAAACTGAAATGGAAAGCCATCGGGGATAACTCCTATCCTGAGGTTAAGGATATCACCTTTGAAGATCGGCAACCATACGAGGAAGCTATTCTCGACGATGTAGCTGATCTGGATACGGTTTTGAAAGTTCTTTCTTATTCTGAAATTGCTGCATTATTCTTTGGTGAAGAAGATGCAGGATCATTGAAAGAATCAAAAGGTGATGACGATGACGAACCGAAAGAGCTCAGAAGGAGATCAGAACCAGCCGAAGAAAAGGATGAGAAAGAAGAAGCTCCTACTTCAAAATACCGTAGAGGAGCTCCAAAAGAAGAACCGAAAGAGGAAGAAACTCCTCCACGTAGGAGAAGATCAGAACCAGTTGAGGAAGAAGAAAAGGAAAAGGAAGAACCTCCTCGCAGAAGAAGATCAGAACCAGTTGAGGAAGAAGCTCCTCCCGCTCGTAAAGTAAGTAGAGGTGAAAAGGAGATTGAACCTTCTACAGATGGCAAATGTCCCTTCAAACATGTTTTCGGTAAGGACTTTGAGAAATTCAAAGATTGTGATACTTGTAATAAGTATGATGATTGTTTTGATGCAAGTAAAAAGTAACTGATATGCCAGTACTAAAAGTGAAAGTAGAGCGTAAGGGATTAAAGCGAAATATAGGAGGATATTTTCCTACCTATATTGATACTTACCTTACGCTCAAGTCACTGGCTGAAGCAGTGACTAAAACCTCAATTATGCAATCCATATTAGAAAAATGGGTGGCCAATAATAATAGAGATACAAAATCTGAAAAGCAACTTATGGAAAATATTTCCAATAGGTTGAATGCTCAATGGAATATTGAGAAGTCTTTACCTACTCATCTATCTTATGAAGAGTATAGAACAAAGGTTGGAGTAGAATTATTAGCAAAGGGATTGAGTGATGAGATCATTAATAAGATACTAAAAGCTATTAAGAAATGACAGTAGTGCGAGGAAAGAAATCAGCTCCTTTGAGCAAACAAGTCAGAGAAAGAGTTAACAAACCAATCGAAAAGAAGGAGGAATTAGATGGAAATTTTGGAACGGTTATCAGTACAGGATCAACGCTACTCGATCTTGCCTTATCAGGAGGCAGAGTCAGAGGTGGTGGTTTACCAGGGGGAATTCTGGTTGAAATATTCGGTCCAAGTAGTAGCGGGAAAACAGTTCTCCTTAGCGAAATTGCAGGAGGTGTGCAAAGACAAAATGGAGATATTATGTTCTACGATCCCGAAGCAAGATTAAATGAACAATTTGCTAAACTATTTGGTCTTGTATTAACAGAAGATGAACTCAGAATACCAGATACTGTACCAGAGATATTCGAGCCAGTTAGAACTTGGAAGCCAAAGAATCCAAACGTTATCAATGGTATCTTTGCTGATTCCCTGGCAGCTCTTTCAACTGATATGGAAATGGATCCTAAGAAGGGTGATAAAATGGGAGGTCGTAGAGCTAAAGAGTTTAGTGAACAATCGCGAATAACTTGTAGAGTAATCAAAGCTCAGAATTATCTAATGGTTTGTAGTAATCAGATTCGTCAGAATATGGACCCAATGGCTTTCTCTAAATATACTACTCCAGGAGGTGAATCAATAGGTTTCTATGCCAGTGTTAGATTAAAGACTCAGATTATTAAAAGGCTGAAGGTTGAAAAGACTTTCAAAGGGAAGGAAGTAGAAAAGATAATAGGAGTTAGAACCGAGGTAGAAGTATTCAAGTCATCTATCTGGGAACCACTTCATAAAGCTCCTGTCACTATTGTATTCGATTATGGGATAGATGATATCAGGGAAAACCTTCAGTTCATTAAAGATTACTCCAAATTCAGCACGTATACCCTCGGAGGGGAGGCTTTGGATAAATCCATGAATGAATCTATCAAAATAATTGAGGAGGAAAAGGCTGAACAAGAACTCAGAGAGGAAGTGATAAATCTCTGGGAAGAAAGAGAAAAAATATTTAAAGTTGAACGTAAACCAAAACGATAAATGGCATTAGTAATTAAACAAAAAGGAAAATTAGTAGGCAGAGCCTACTCAAGAGAGGAATACTTTTTTAAGAAAGCTCACCCATTCCGCTGGTGGCTTGGTAATGGACTGAAAGAGTTATTTCGTTGGAGAAGAAGAGTAGCTCGAAAATGGAATTTGCGAAAAGAAGTAGAAAATGAATAAATTTGACAAAGAAAAGGCTTATAATCGACTAATGGAAATTAGTATGGAAATAGGTAAGATACCCAGCCCGTTTAAGCAAAGTATAGAACACCTGCGACAGATTCCTGACTTTATGCAAAGCCTTTATGACGAAGGCTATACTCAGGGATTAAAGGATGGTAAACAGGAAAAAGAAGTACGTATTAGTAAAAGTAATTAAATGGAACAATTTAAAAGATCATTTTCAAGAGAATTAACAGGAGTAGACTTTACCACTGGAGACACTACCTGGAAAGAGGCAACAATTCTTACCAACGATCCAAGTTTTACTGCTTGGGGTTGGGCAGTACTGGGGAATAAAGGAAATATTATTGCCACAGGTTGTATTAAAACTGCCCCTGAACAAAAGAAGCGTAGAATACGTACCAGTGATGATCGTATAAGACGTACCAGCGAAATAGCAATTTTTTTAATCAAATTAATACAAAAGTATAATGTAAAGTATATCCTAAGTGAATCCCCACATGGTAGCCAAAATGCCAGTGCCGCAGTAATGATAGGTATCGTAGCAGGATTACTTGTAGGCATAGCAGAGAGTTTATCCCTTACTATTGAGTGGTACTCGGAACAAGATAGTAAGAAAGCCATATTAGGTAAGAAAGCAGCCACTAAAGAAGATATGATTGAAGCCATAGATAAACTATACGAAGTAGACTGGCGTAGTATTAAATATATTGATGAAGCCGTGGCAGATGCCTTAGCGGTGCATTACGTAGCATCACAACAATCACCTATGTTAAAAATGATGAAGAAATGACAGCATTGATAGTGGGTATATGCTTCTTCGGTATTATAAGCATTGTGGAAGGAATAATAATACTTTATCTTCTTGATGAAGTTAAACAAAATAAACCTGACAGATAACAACAAAAGAAAAAATGTGATATGAGAATAATAATTAAAGACATTCATGCAAGTATTATAGATGCTTCAACTTTAAGTGGTAGCAACTATATAATCAGGGATTGGGTTACTGAATATGAGGTCCATTTCCTGAAACAGAATCGTACCAGTATTGCAGGGGAAATAGTAACAAATCATGCCCCAACCGTTGATGAGCTTTTGGCTCATATAACATGGCTATTTGAACCGATGGAAGAAAGATTCAAGACTGAAAAAATAGAATTCAAGTGATAACCGAACTCGACATATATAATTTTCAAAGCTGGGAAGAAGGACACTTTCAATTCCATCCTGGAGTGAATATTATTGTTGGTCCTTCTGATAAAGGAAAATCGGCAATGCTTCGTTCTATCAGATGGGTAGTTTGGAATAGACCTTCAGGGAATTCAGTAGTATCATGGTGGGGAGGGCCTACTTCAGTTGAACTTGTTACCCCTGAAGGAATAGTGATCAGAACCAAAGATAAGAAGGGGGATACTTATACTTTAGGTATTGCAGGACGAAAGGATATGAAATTTAAAGCCTTTGGTCTTTCAGTGCCACCAGAAATCAGTCAACTTCTTGATATTAGTGAAGTAAACTTTCAGAAACAAATTGATCAACCATTTTTATTAAGTCTTACTCCTGGAGAAAGAGCTACTTACTTTAACAAGATCGCTAAAATGGATATGATTGATATTGGATCAACTAATATCAATTCCTGGATACGTGATCTGACTTCTATAATAGGAGCTCCTGCCACAAAAGATAAACCTTCTACTGGACTAATTAAACAAATAGAAGATACTACTAAAGCCCTTGTTAAATTTGATACTCTTGATATATACGAGACTGATATGGAAGTCTTAGAGATCAAGAATACAAACTTCATTTCTTTATGCAATAGAAAGACTCAGCTTTATAAACTAATCGAGAGTATTGACTATGTAAATGCCGGCATTGAGAAGGAATCAGAGATCCTTATTATGGAGGATGATATCAATGAGGTAATAACAAGCATTAATGAGGTAAGGTCTAAACGAAGTGCCCGACATGATCTATCTTTGAAGATACAAGCTATTGATTGGATTGATGATCAGATTGAAGAAAAGAAAAAATTGATAGAGCTTGAATCTCAAGTAGTAGGATCATTAGTAGCCCTTCATGATCGTAGAGAAAAGATTAAATTATTTACTGAACTTACTTCCTTATCACGAAAGATAAAAATATTGGATACTCAAATATCAGATTTTAATGCTGATCTTATTGAATCAGAGAAGAACTTCAATAGGAACTTTCCAGAAATCTGTCCTCTATGTGGAAGTAGAATAACTCATATAAAAAATGAAACGAATTAAAGTTATCTTTGAAATTGAAGTGGATACTAAAGAGGAATTACAACAAGTTCAGGATGCCATTGGCACTAATGCCAAATTACTTGAAACTCTTATGACTAACGAAGATTTACAAATAAATATAACATTGGATGAAAAGAGGAAGTGGTATCTCTTTTGGAGGTGAGTATGGAAAGAACTAAGCATAGTGAAAGGAGACCTATATTTATCCTAACCAGTGATTGGCACTTAAGAGAAGATGCTCCTACTTGTTTCACTGGTGATTGGCATCAGGAGCAATGGAAAGCGGTAGAAGTTATTCGTAGTATTCAAGCTAAATATAAATGTCCTATTCTTCATGCTGGTGATCTATTTCATAATTGGAAAGCTTCTCCTGGTTTACTAACTCAAGCTATCTTACTTTTACCTGATCAATTCTATACAGTCTATGGTCAGCATGATCTTCCTCAACACAACTGGGAATTGAGAAGTAAAAGCGGATTACGAACTCTGGAAGCTGCTGCCCGATTAACAGTTTTACCAGGATATCATTATGGACAAGAAATATATACAGGAGCAAATACATATGGTCCATTTGGTAAAGTTCTTGTTTGGCACCACATGACTTATATCAATATTCCTTTCCCAGGAGCTACTGTAGGACAAGCTCAAGGAATTCTAATGAAATATCCTCAGTTTAATCTTATTCTTACTGGTGATAATCACCAGAGCTTCACTACAAGTCATGAAGGTCGAGTATTAGTTAATCCTGGACCTATCACCAGACAGAAGGCGGATCAAATCAACTTCAAACCAAGAGTAGCTCTATACTTTGAGGGTGGAACGATTGAGTGGTATTATCTTCCAATGCAAGAAGGAGTGATAAGTAGAGAACATTTAGATGTAACTGAACAAAGAGATAATCGTATTTCTGCCTTCATTAGTAAGTTAGATGACGAGTGGGAAACAGAGTTATCTTTTGAGGATAATTTAGAGAGGTTCAAAAATAAAAATGATATCAATCCTAAGGTAATGGAGCTGGTTTATAAAGCCATTCATTATCAAAGAGATAAAAATTAAATTTAGTTCAGATCAAAAATATATTAAAAAATATTAGAATATATTAGAAAATAATATATATCTTTGATCCTAGTTCTTTGAAAATATTGATTCATTATAATAAGGAGACCTACAGCAAAATTAAACAAGCTGACATCGTTATCAGGTAATAGCTTACCCAAGGTCTTCTGATAAGGTATCTCACAGCAAATTAAAAAGCAATAGACTCTTAATCTACAAAGCTAAAAACAGATACCTGATAAGGATAGTAACAGCAATGAACCATGTGGTTAAATCAATAGACTAAACATCTTACGACGAAAGGGTTCAAATCCCTCAACTATCCTGATAAGGATTGCAACAGCAATTTAAAGCTAATGGAACTATGGGTCATTGGTTCGAGTCCAATCGGTAATGTACGTGAAAGCGCCCAGGACCGTCGCCCAGTTGGTAGGGCAATAGAGGCAAAAAGACGCAATCCTGATAAGATGTCCAACAGCAATTTAAAAAACTAGACATGGAATCTAAAAACAACGGACATCTGACAAGGGCACAAACAGCAAACTACTAAATCAATCTTTACCATTGAAAAGGAGTGAAACGACTGTGCCCTGTTCTTTTTAATCTTATGTTTCACTAAATATTTCTAATTATGTTTACTCAAAAACAAACTTCGCTTTTTGAACCTGTTACTAAGAAAAGGTTCATCGCTTCTACTAATGCGTTTGTAAACGCAGGACTCAAGAAATCAGCAGAAACTCTGTCTGGTAATTATGCTAAAAAGTATGCCACTACTGGCAATGACTTTGTAGATCAGTTTGGGAAACTTGGTTCATATAAAGAGCAGAGAAGCTTCTCTGACATATCAGCCGATACCCAGTTACTCTGGTCCCAGAATCAGTTACTAACTGTATGCTTTATATTCTTCATACGACTTATCACTCGTATGGTTTCCTTATTTGATGGAGTGAGAACTTCAGTACAAAGAGGAGCCGGTTTGAAGTATGAAGGTATTATGAGAATGATCTGGTTGCATATCAATGCTCCATCTACCTTCTGGAAGAACATTCGTCTATTCATATCTATTGGCTCCTGGAAGGATATCTTTCTGATGCTCCAGTATGACCTTGAGTATAATGGATGGGATAATAGAAAGCTGAACTGGGAGGAATTTGCAAGTCTGATCATGGTAGGATTAGAGAATCCAAATACTTCAAATCTAGTGAAGAAATATCTTCCTCAGATCAAAGCAAGAAGTAAATGTACTACTCTTCAGAGCCAGGCAGATACGATTATAGGAAAGTACATCTGCAATAAGATGGATATAACCTATAAAGAATATCGAAAACTCAAAACCAGTGGGAATGCTCATACGTGGCAGAAACTCATATCGCAGAAACTATTTCAGGCAATTGATTTTTCTTCAGTCCATGGCAGAGCATTATCTCTTATGGTATCCTCTAAGTTCATTGAAAACCACGGACTTGAAGAAAGGTACCAGAAATGGATTGAAGCTCAGCCGGTAGCTAAGTTTACAGGTTATGTACATGAACTGATGAGTAAGGTTAAATCCAATATGAAAAAGTATCTAACTGATACCATCAATAAGCAATTCGCTGGATTGGTTGAGGTCGGGAAGAAAGGAGCTACTACTGGATCCAATCTGATTGTAGTTCGTGATACTTCAAGTTCTATGGGATCTAACTCTATTGGGAATGGAATCACTTGCTATGATACGGCTAAGGCTTTGGCTCTATATTTTAGTGAGTTCTTAACTGGGGCATTTGCTAATAGCTGGATTGAGTTCAACTCTACCGCTCAGATGCATACCTGGAAAGGAGATACTCCTGTAGATAAATGGCTGAACGATCATTCAAGTTTCGTTGGTA